TTTATAGTTATGATAATAAAATAGTTGCTTCACAAATAGCACCTCCAACGCTTAGACAACCTAAATTTTTAGCGTGGTTATATGTTATAACAAAACCAGTTCAATCACTTTGGAGTTTAATATTTAATGGTTATAAAGATGGTTCTACATTTGATTACGATTTAGATGATACTTTTTTATTCTTTCCTATTGGCTTTGTATTTACTAAAGATGATGTTATAAAGTATAGTAAAGGTATTTATATTTGTGTTGAAACATTTAGTTTTACAGGTGTTGTTGATTTAACTAAATTCAATAAATTACAAGATAATTTTATAGGAGTAGAAGAACGAATTAAATATAATTCACAAAAGATATTATATGAATACGCTATGAATAAATGGTTTAGTGTTCCAAATTCTTCAATACCTGATCCAATATTTATAACTAATAATTTTACTGCATCTGAAACTATTTTTTTATTAGGTGGCTCAAGCGAAACATCTAGTTTAATGCCTAATAGTAGCGTTTATTCAACTGATTATATGGGTAACATGCCTACATATATTACAGGAACTTTTGATTTTACAATTAACGTGCCTTTAAATTTATTTAATACTTTAGGAAATACAACTACTAACAAAGAAAATACAATTAGACAATTTGCCGATAAATATAATTTAGCTGGCACAACTTACAATGTAATTACATACTAAAATGAAAAAAATAATAACATCCAACGTAGTAGATCCATCAATATTACAACCATTTACAGCTCAATCATTAAGGTTTCTGCAAGAAAGTAAAGAAGATGATGTTGCTGGATTAATTAAGGCATTAGTTATATCTAATTTAGCTACTTATTCTTTAACAACTCCTTATGTTATTAGTGGATGTGTTGTTAGTGATAGTGGTAAAGATGTAACTGCTGGTGAAATATTTTACGGTGGTAAATACTATGAAACAACTGCTGTAAATGGTACTACAAATGTTGCAAGATTTATATTAACTCCAAGTCAAGATGCAACTGCTGATCCATTAACATTTAGTAATTCATCAGTATTTAATGTACACACTATTTATAAATATGTTCCTACTGATGTTGCAAGTGGCGGTGATTTTACTTCTGCTAATTTAGTAGATATTTACGCTGGTTCAACTAATAAATTTACTTTTTATGCAGAAAGATTAACTCTTAGAGATGAAACAACTGGAACTCCACCAATTAATACAGCGGCTGAAATATTTACATTTACTACTCCCAACGATGGTAAAACTAGAGATGTATTAATAACATTAACATCTAATTTAGATGCTAATACAGGTGTTTCTTTTGGTTATAACACTATTATAAAGAAAGCAACAGTAAGCGTAAGTACAAACTCTATACAAAAACCAATTGGAGATACAGAGGTATTTGTTCACAATTATTTAGCGACAAGCGTAGCACCTAACACTGTTTTTTCAATTGAAGATTTTAGAACAGGTGGAACATCTGGAGCTGTTAGAAGAAGCTCATTAAGTGTTATTAGCTTATTTTAATCTTATCAATTAAATACTTTTTTAATTCGCTAAACTCTTTTTCTTTATATTCTGGTAGCTCTTCAATAATTGAGTAGTGAATATCCATTATATTCTTTATTAGCTCGCCTTCGCCCAAATCACGTTTAAGTTGATCTAACATAAATCTATTCTTTTTAGCACCGCTAACATAGCAAGTTAATCGAACTCCAAATGATAGCATTTTAATGCGTATATCATCTTCATTATTTTTTCTACCCATTTTATTATAGTAACAATAATATTAATTCAACAAATTTAATAAATAATTTTGTAATATGGACTTTAAGTATATTAAAAACATTGTCGAAGAAGAAGCTACTATTTTGTTGTATGACCAAATAGGCGATTCAGTTGATGAAAATGGAATGTATGTAAATGGTATTTCAGGTTCTGCATTTGCTTATGAAATGCAATACTTACAAGATAAATGTAAGAAAATCAATGTTAGAATTAACTCAATAGGCGGTAATGTATTAGATGGTTATTCAATTGTTTCTGCTATACTTAATTCAAAAATTAAATGTGATACTTACATTGATGGTTTAGCTGCTAGTATAAGCGGTGTTATTGCAATGGCTGGCGAAAAATGTTATATGGCTGATTATGGAACTATGATGTTGCACAATCCAAAAGGTGGCAATGATGAATCTGTTTTAGCATTAGTTAAAAATACATTAGTAACTATTTTATCTAAAAGAACAAAGTTAGACGAAGATACAATTAACAAAATGATGGATGCAGAAACCTATTTAAGTGCTACTGAATGCATGGAAATGGGATTAGTGGATGTTATTGTTAAGTCTGATAAAAAAATGAAAATGAGTACCAATAGCCTAAGTGAAATGGCTTTTATCTATAATAAATTAATAAATAAAAAACCCAAAATGGAAAAAATAACAAACATGTTAAATTTATCCAATGAAGCAACTGAAGTTGAAATTGTTGCTGCTATTGAAGATAAAGACGCAAAAAATGCAGAATTACTTTTTGAAAACGAAACTTTAAAAGCTCGTTTAAAAGAAATTGAAGATGCTGAATTAGCAAAGGTAGAAGCCGAAGCTAAAGAATTAGAAACTAAATCTATTGAATTAGTTGAGAACGCAATCAAAGCAAAAAAGATTGAAGAATCTGCAAAAGATGAAACTATCAAATTAGCAATCGCAAACTTTGGAGCTGTTGAAAACATGTTAAGTAAAATTAACAATGTTAAAGATGCTGTTAAAATCTTTGATGCTAAAAACATTGAGAACAAAGATACAAGAGCTGATTGGACTATTCGTGATTGGGAGAAAAAAGATGTTAAAGGATTAGAAATAATCAAAAACGAAACTCCAGCAATATATACTGAAATGTATAATAAATTTTACAATAAAAAATAAATAAAAAAATAACAAAAAAAATAAAAACTAAAAATCATGGCATTACAAAAAGAACAATGGTTATCCGATATTCAAGAGAATCTATTTAAGGATAACGCAATCATCGCTCGTGCAACTAATCACGATGGATTCGTAAACTACAAAACAGTTCACGTTCCACAAGCTGGAGCTAATCCAACTATTACTAAAAACTTAGGAGCATTTCCTGCAACTATCACACAAAGAACGGATAGTGAATTGACTTACTCAATGGACACTTACTATGTTCAACCAATTCACATCGAAGCTGGTCAAGAAACTGCTTTTTTATCTTATGACAAACGTATGTCTATTTTAAATCAACACGTTTCTACATTAGAAGATGTATTAACTAACAACGCTTTATACAAGTGGGCGCCTAGTGGTGCAACTCGCCAAGTAAGAACTACTGGTACTGCTGTTGGAAATGCTTTAGCACCTTCTGCAACTGGTACTCGTAACGCTATCAATTTAGCTGACATTTTAAAAGCTAAATCTATTTTAGATTCTGAAAATGTACCGGCTGCTGGTCGTGTTTTATTATTGCCTTCAGATATGTATAACGCTCAATTGTTAGCTATTGCTGATGTTTATCAAGCTCAATCTTATGGTCAATCTGCATTACCTTCAGGTGTTGTAACTCGTATTCATGGATTTGATGTTATGATTCGTTCAACAGTTGTTGTTTATGATAACACTGCAACTCCAGTTATTAAGGCTGTTGCTGATAATGGTACTCCATCTTCACCTGCTGCAACTGATAACTTAGCTGCACTAGCTTACCATCCTAATTTCGTTGCAAAGGCAATGGGTTCTACTGATGTATTTATTACTGAGCAAGTAGCTGAATACTATGGTTCAATCGTGTCTGCAATGCAGTTATTTGGAGCTTCTAAAATGCGCACATCTCAAACAGGTGTTGTTGCAATCGTTCAAGCATAATTATAAAATTACAGGGGAGTTATTGATTTAACTCCCTTTTATAAAAAATATTAAAATGACTTTAGAATTAGCAAAAGAACTAGCAAAAAACCAAATAGATAAATCAAATATTGTTGTTGTAACAAGTGACAATGCTATTTATTTATTGAGTGATAATGCTGAAATTGAAGTTATAAAAAATCATGCTGATTTAAACAAATTAGAAATGTTTGTTATAAAATCGGAAGAAGTGATTGAAGAAAAACCAAAAAAGAAAAAATAATTTTTAAAAATATTTTATAAATGGCAAATGACGTTATATTTAACAAAGGACAAGGCGGTTTAGGTAGACCATTAGCGGGTACTGATTATATTTCAGGCTTACTATTCTACACAGCATCTTTGCCAAGTGGCTTTACAGCTACTAACAGAATTAAAACAATTTTTTCAGTTGATGATGCGGTTGCATTAGGTATTACAAGTACTTCAATTGGAGAAACAAAAAGCACAGCTACTTTTTTAGTAACTAATAAAGGAGCTGTTGGTAATACTCACAAATTAACATGTGCAACTATTAATAGTGTTAATCCAACTGCAAGTAAAGCTGCCGCTGGTGTTGTAACATTATGCGATTATACGCAAGTAGCTGCTGATGTTGTAACAGTTGATACTGCTGCAACTAGATTAGCTGCTGAAATTAACTTAGGAACTCCAACACATGGATTTACTGCTGTTGCTACAACTGCAACTGTAACAATTACTGCTGTTGCTGGTCAAGGTTTATTTTTAAATACAGGAACTCCTTATGTTTCAACTATTGTTGGTACATTAGCTGGTACATTAACTCAAAATGTTGTTGTAGGTGTTCCATCTGAAATTGATATACTTTCTTACCATGTAACTGAATTTTTCAGAATACAACCAAAAGGTAAATTATATATTGGTGTTTATGCAACTGCTGATGCTACAACTTTTGATAGTGTAACTTTAATGCAGAATTTTGCTCAAGGTGAAATTGTACAATTAGGAGTTTATCAAAAAACAACTGCTTTTGCAACTACGCAAGTAACTACTTTACAAGCTGTATTAAATCTTTTAGAAACTAATCACAAACCTATTTCATCAGTAATTTATCAAGCTGATTTAACTGCTGTAACTGATTTAACTACATTAAGTAACTTAAAATTATTAAGTGCTAAAAATGTAACTGTATCTTTAGGACAAGATGGTGATAATAATGGTTTTAAATTATTTAAAGCTACTAACAAAAGTATTGGCTGCATGGGTACTACACTTGGTGCTGTTGCCTTAGCAAAAGTAAACGAGAGTATTAGATGGATTGCTAAATTTAATGTAGCAGCCGCTGAATTTGACACTCTAGCATTTGCTAATGGTACTTTATATACAACTGTATCTGATGGTACTATTATTAATTTAGATTCTTTTGGTTACAACTTTGTAAAGAAAGAAATCGGATTAGTAGGATCATATTTTAGCAGACCAAATACATGTATAGCTTCAACAAGTGATTACACATTCATTTATAACAATAGAGTAATTGACAAAGCAATCAAAGGATTAAGAACTTTCTTATTGCCTTCATTATCTAGTCCATTAGTAGTAAACGCTGATGGTACTTTAAGTGAAGATACAATAGGTTTCTTTAATTCTTTATGTGAAAGAGCTTTAGAAGTAATGCAACGTGATTTTGAACTATCAGCATTTAGTGTTACAATAAATCCAAATCAATTAGTTTTAGTAAATAATGAATTAGTTATTTCAGTTAAATTAGTTCCAGTTGGTGTTGCTGATACAATTACAGTTAACATAGGTTTCGCATTATCAATTTAAAAAATAAAAAGACATGGCATATCCAATAGTACCGTTAATAAACGGAAAATCATATGAGTGGGCTGATATAGTTGTAAACGTATTAGGTTTACCAATTATCGGAATCACTAACATTGAGTACGAAGAAAAACAAGGCATGGAAAATATTTACGGAGCTGGTCGTATGCCAGTTAGTCGTGGATATGGTAAAATTGAAACAACTGCTAAAATGACTGTATTAATGGAGGAGTTAGAAACTATCCAAAATGTAGCTCCTTTAGGTCGTATTCAAGATATTCCTGAATTTGATATAATAGTTATTTACTTAGATGTAGCTTTAGTTACTCGTAAACATGTATTGAAAAATTGCAGATTTATGAATAATAAGCGTGCATCTTCAAGTGGAGATACATCAATTCCAGTAGATTTAGAATTATTAATTTCTCACGTTCAATATTTGTAATTTATTTATTATATTTGTAGAAAAAATACAGATATGGAAAATGAAAATTTGATTAATGAATTAAAAGCTAAACATGGTAAAATTTATACAGTTACAGTTCCTTTAGATGAAGATGATTCAAATAAAGTAGCTGTAATTTATTTAAAGAAACCAGATAAAGCAACTCGCTCAATGGTTACTAAATTTGCAACCAATAGCGCATTTGATAAAGCTGTTGAAGCTGCTTTAAAAAATTTATACGTTGGTGGTGATAGTTTAGAATTAATATTAAAAAATGATGATGCTTTAGTGGCATGTGAAGAAGTAATAGCAGAAATGCTAACAGTTCAAAAAGCGACTTTAAAAAAAAATTAAAAGATTATAACAAAGAATTAGAAGCCGATGAGATAGCACAAAACAATGCTCTTATCGGCTTTTATTATAGAATTAATCCAGATAAATTAACAGATAATCAATGGTCTAAAAAGGTAGCTGAATTACATTGGGTATTGAAATTTAATGGAACATTAGTATCAAAAGAATAAATGGCAAAAAATTTAGAATACATATTAAATCTAAAGAATAACTTTAGTAAAACCATGAAGGAAGCCGAGCAATCAACGGCTAACATGGATTCTAGAATGAACTCTTTAACTTCTAAATTAGGAGGTTTAGCCGCTGGTATTGGTGTTGGTGCTTTAGCCAAAGAAATGGTTACTACTGGAGCGCAATTTGATTCTTATAAGGCACGTTTAGAAACTATGTTAGGTTCTAGTTTAGCTGCTAATAATGTATTTAACCAAATTAAAGAAGATGCTGCTAAAACTCCGTTTGATGTAGGTAGTTTAACTCAAGCTAACGCAATGTTGATAGGTGCTGGAGCTGGAGCTGATGATGCTCGTAAAATGGTAATGGGTTTAGGTAATGCTATTGCTGCAACTGGTGGCGGTAGTGATGAACTTAGTAGAATGGCTGTAAATTTACAGCAAATTAAAACATTAGGTAAAGCATCAGCATTAGATGTTAAGCAGTTTGCATTTGCCAATATACCTATTTATCAAATGTTAGCTAAAACAATGGGTAAAACTGTTGAAGAAGTTAGAGGAATGGATGTTAGTTATGAGCAATTAGGAGCAGCTTTTGAAAAAGCAGCCGCTAAGGGTGGTATGTTTTATGGCGGTTTAGCAAAACAAAGCGCAGCAGTTGGTGG